TTAGTGTTCCGCCGCCCCGACGTCGAAGAACTGGCCTTGCCAGAACCTTCGACATCGGTTCGCCGGTGTTAGAAGTGGTCGATTAGACCCGGTACTCCGTACAGAGGCATCGGTCGGGCGCACCTGAGTTTGAAGTAAGCGTCGAGAAGAAGGTGAGGTTCGTCTTGGACCGCGATTACGCGGTCGATTGGGGGATTGTCCTCAATGAATTGGGCTGAGAGCGTTGGCCGGGTTGCGAAGTCCTGTGCGAGATGCCATACGTCCAGTGGTGCGCTGGAAGTGCTTCGCATAACGCCTGTTACCTGACTCGGTTTATAGCGGTATTCGGCCCATGATTCTTGATAGCCGAAAACGTCATCGTCAGCGCCAGAGCCGTCGGCGAAGATTTCACGATTTAAAATGGCCTGCTCGCCCAAGTGACTGAGCGCGGGCCAAAAGAAGTCGAAACGAGTTTCGCGGGACCACATACGATTGAGTCCCTGCTGGTATGTGAGGTCGGCACGAATGTTTGCTAGGCCCATGACGAAACCGTGTTCGACGAAGGACTTAGTGAATCCGGCTTTCGCCGAGACCGCGCCCATTGCGGCGAGGTTGCCTTGCGGTGTTAGTTCCGGGGAGATGTCGGACGGAGATTGCTGCGGGACCGGAGCGATAGAGATCATTTGAGACGATCCCGCTAGGAACTCGGGACGCTGTAGGCGTGCGTCCGGTGAGGTGACTCCGAAGTGAGATTTAAGGACTTCGACATAGCGTGTTCCGCCTCGCGCATCGCGCTCGAGTAGGCGTTGAATTTGGAATGACTGTCGAAGCTGATTGATAGTGAAGCCGGTTGCAGCGGAGAGATCAGCGACCAATTTAGGGTCGCTCCATGCTGCGTCGGTAGTGCCGGAACCGCTAGATTGCCAGTGGACGGTATCCACAGAGAGTTGAGATTGAAGCGGGCCGGATGCGGTACCGACATTAAATTGAGGTACCTGGTCGGTGGCCGAATTGCCGATTACCGGAGCGGTATCGCCGAGGGGAACCGTAACCGGGTCCCCTTTCTGCGGCCACGGTAGAGCAGAGGTGAAGTAGTCGTGGCGTTTGCCACGTTTACGAATGGGATATTCCGTAGCAGTAACGGCATTGTCGCCGGTATTTTCCTCCGCGCTATCTTGGAGGTTTTGGTCGCGGAACCATTCGTTGTAGATGAGATTGTAGGCGCGGTAGGGTAGGTCACAGACGCGCATTGTTTCGTATGTCCCAAGCGGGATTCCGAAATAATCATTAAGCGTGTTTTCGACGACGGTTGTGAGGTTACGTCCGGGAAGTGTATACGCGGTAGTGTCGCCCGGGTTGTCCTGTGCACCGTTGAACTTTTCCCAGTTGTCCCAGAGCAGACGGTTGGGTACGAAGAACCAGAAGGTTTCGAGATAGAGGTTGTCGAGCAGAGGCTTGATTGGAGTCGCCAGCCTCCCGAAAAGGGAGGCCGACAGGTTGAAGGTATCGCCGGGAAGGCACTCGTCGAGGAAGATTGGAATTAAGTCTCCAGCGTTGAACGCGGTTTTGAGACTTGATGAGCGATCAAACGATGATCGGGGGATTTGTGCCTTCGGTACTTGTGAGAAGGTGTGATTACCCTTTGATTTTCCGTACTTTCTCTTTCGAATTGCCATCGTGGTCCCCGATCATGTCCATTTGGTGTGTATCGGGTTCTTTTACCACGTACTCAATTCCGAGTCCAAGGCTTTCCGGAGTCAATAAGAGGTTGTACTGAGCGGATTCGTCGTCGAAGGTGCCGATCGTGAATAGTGTGTAGTCCTCCGGATGCGCACCGAATTGGTGGTCTTTTGAGTTTACGCAGTCTGCGAACGTGCGCTTTGCCATTGATGTTTTAGGCAAGATGAACGGAGGGAGATAGGCTTCAGCCTTGGCGTCGAAAATTGTGAATACATTGTGAATCATTTTTGTTCCTTTTGGTGGGTTGGTCGTTTGTATCTAGTAAGCCGAGCGTTTATTGCTTGGGCTTTTTGGTGAAGGCGCGAACCTTTTTCGTAAGGTAGGTCAGCGTGTGCTTTAAGGCGTTTGGCTTTGACTTCGGCCCAGAGGTCCGGTTGTTTATCTTTGAGCCATTTGTAGTAGAAGCGAGGTGGTGGATACTCTTTACCATCCATGACCACTGAGTCAGCTGGAAAGACCTCGCGGAAGTTAGATTCAAGCCAACGTAGTCCAATCGCTGGCTTGAGGGATGATACTTGGAACTCCGGGCATAGTTGCCATATTTCGCCGGTTTGTATGTCGAGTTTTTCATAGGGTCGTAGTCCTGTTTCTGGGTCGATTGAATCGGCAGCATAAGATTTTAGTTTGTCTGCCGTGTAGTGCGCCACGTAACGGGCGCATGAAGGGTCGAAATCGGTAAATACGATTCGCCCTCGTTTTTGCCACGCGTCCTGAAGGATCGGGTGGGTATATTGAATATGGCCTTTGTCGGAGATGTCAACGGGATAGCGTTTTGAAGGCATCCAGCCGAAGATTATTGCGTGATAGTGTGGCCGGCCTTTTCTCGTGCCGTATTCGCCAGCGGCGAAGTACCTTATCGGGACCCCTAGTTTTGCTCTGAGATTTTTCCAGAACAGTTGCAGATCGCGTTTGTCGAGAGAGCCACAGGCGGGTAGGTGTGTTTCGTCGTAGGTGAGAGTAACGAAACATGACACGTGATGACATTGGGATTCGTGGTAGCAGCGAATTGCCCAGTCTCGTGCGTGGTCGGCTTTACAGCCATTGCACATCCCGCAGCGGATATGGATAAAGCCGTTAGAGCCAAGAGCTTTTTCATGTCTTACGAATGTGACTTTCCCCTCGGTAGAGAGGTATGCTGGTTTCGGGTAGAGACAAGCCATTATTGTTTCTTCCTGTTAGGTCCGGGGCTGGGTCGAGCTCCGGGCCTTTTTATTACATCCGGGTTCCGCCGCGCATGATTCGCCCTGGCATATTTTTACGATGTACTTTTTTGGCGGTCATCGAAAAGAGTTTCCGGGATTTACGTTTTTTCATCTTTCTGCGTTTCAAGGGATTTCTCCATTTTTCGCCATTGGCGTAGACCCAATCGGGTCCATTAATAATACGTCGTCGAAACGAACGGTAGAGCAGATAAAGTCGATCAAACATGGGTCGGTGTCCTCCGGACGGTTGTTTTGTTGTGCGGTGACTGTCGGTGTGTCGCCCCTTTGTCACCTAGCAGATTATATACAAGAGGATAATCTGCGCGTCAAGCACTATCGTCGGGCGTGCTTGACGGGTCGGCTGAGGCCTCCTGAGAGCCGTTCTCCGGCTCATTTGTGTCCGGTTCGGGCGTGGTTTCCGCTTCCGGTTCGGACGCTTCTAGCGCGTCCATGTCGAGGGTACCAGCCTCGATTTGTGAGGCGATATCCGCGTTGACTATCGCGGCTTCAAAGAAGTCCCCATCCGGGGCATCGCCGTATTGCGGGGTTGTCCTCGGAATGTGATTGATCATTCCGGTTTCGGTGTACCGTTGCACGATTTGATTTACGTCGCACTCGTCCTTAAAGGACTGGCGTGTGAGCGACGGTTGCGTGAACGTTATTGCGTGTGGTCTAGTTTTTGCCTTTGGCACGTTCTTTTTCCTTTCGGTTAGCGCGGTCTGATACCGCTTTTTTCTGGGCCATGAGCCAGATTTTTTTCTTTTCGTCTTTCGTGAGTTTGTCGCCACCTTTGGATTCTACGATTCCTTGATAAGTGGCTATAGCAGCGAGCAGAACTTCAGCTCGTGCTCTTTGTTCCGGAGTGCGTTTGCCGGGATTGCCGAACCCTTTTTTAGCGGAGTTAATCGGATCGCCAGAGGGTACGGTTTCGCCGGACATGAAGCCTTCAAAGTCCTCGACTTTGGCGATACCTTTTTTTACGAGATCCTGTGCGACCGGAACCGCTTTGTCGATTGCCTCATTTATAGGCTTTTCGACAGTTTTAGCGAGCCGGGATAATGCCCGGGCCGCGATTGCTTTGGGTTCGTTGACATCAGCTTCGTAGCTGGTTTTTCTAGCCTGAGCGGCGGTGAGTGCCGTACTAACGGCAGCGGGTATTGCGTTCCCGATGCCCGCGCCGAGTGCGGCTTTTGCGTTTTGCATTGTAGCGCTAGCGCCGGGGGGAGTGCTCGCAGAATTGCCGAGGGCCAATATTCGGTTAAGGCCCGCGGCTTTGAGGTCTTTTGCTGCGCGTTGATAAGCCGTTCCTGACATTCGTTCTTGGAACGCCATTTGTTCGCGAGCAATCTGAAGATTGGCCGCGTTTGCAGACTCTTGTCCTTTTGAGCCGAACCATCCACCGACGACAGAGCCGAGGCCTGTAAGTGCGCCGCCTACGATTGCTGGGTCCATCTT